TAACTGCTACTGATCCAGAAGGACCAATTATAAGTGCAAGTGAGCCTAGCACACAAAGTGATGGGGAAACAGCACTTGCCTACGGTGATCTCTGGGTTGATACTGGTGACCTAGACAACTTCCCAATGATTTATCGTTGGCAGATACAAGATGGCGCAGATCAGTGGGTACTAATAGACAAAACTGATAGCACAAGTCCAGCTGGCATTATTTTTGCAGATGCACGTTGGTCAAGATACGGAAACATAAACCCAGCAACTGGTGATCTACCAACAATCGCAGATTTAAGCAGTGCAGCCTGGGAAACAACTAATAGTAGCGGAGAAGACACTGCCTACCTAGATCTAGATGCACCTGATCCTGCATTGTATCCTGAAGGTATGTTACTGTTTAACACAAGAGCAAGTAGCTACGGTGTAAAACAATATCGTTCAAATTACTTTAGCCCAGCTAATTGGCCAGAAACGGCAGCAGATGCTGGAAGTGATATGAACACAGATCCAAATTGGCAGACTGGCGCCTGGGTAAATGTAAGTGGTGTGGATAGCCGTGGATTGCCTAATTTTGGTAGAAAAGCTCAACGTGGATTTGTAGTTGCTAAACTACAGGCAGCAATTGATGCAAGTGATGGACTACGTGAAGAATCAAATATCTTTAATATTATCTGCTGCCCAGGTTATCCTGAGCTATTAGATAATATGGTAGCTCTTAATACAGACAGAGAAGAAACAGCTTTTGTTATTGGTGACGTTCCATTACGTTTACCAGCAACTGGAACAGCTATCCAGGCCTGGGCCACAAACACCAATAGTTATGATGTTGTTGGTGAAGCAGGACTTACAGTAGCAAGTCCCTACGCTGCTGTCTATTTCCCACACGCTCAGACTAATGACTTATCTGGAAATGAAATCGTTGTACCAGCAAGTCACGTAGCTCTACGTAATATGATCAAGAGTGATAATCAGAGCTATCCTTGGTTCGCTCCAGCAGGTACACGTCGTGGACTAGTAGACAATGCTAGTGCAATTGGTTACATTGACAGTGTGACAGGAAGATTTGTAAGTGTTGGTGTAACGCAGGGACTAAGAGATGTTATGTACAATAACAAAGTTAATCCATTGTCTGTATTACCAGGCGCTGGTTTGATGGTTTATGGACAAAAAACTCTCAACCCAAATGCAAGTTCACTGGATCGTATTAATGTTGCACGTCTAGTTAACTATGTTCGCAGACAACTAACTATTGCTACAAGACCGTTCATTTTTGAACCAAACGACACTATTACACGTAATAGTGTACAAACAGTTGTTAGTGGATTCCTAGTTGATCTAGTAGCTAAACGAGGCATTTATGATTTCCTAGTAGTTTGTGACGATAGTAACAATACTGCTAGCAGAATAGCAAACAATGAACTATGGGTAGATGTAGCTATACAGCCTATTAAAGCTGTTGAGTTTATCTACATTCCAATTAGATTAAAGAACCCAGGAGACCTAGAGGTATAATATGGCAAATTTAAATAATTTTACAGTACCCATTAAAGGGGAAACAGCAACACAGGGCCTATTGATGCCTAAATTAAAGTTCCGCTTTAGAGGATACTTTTACGGGTTCGGATCAGATGGCACAAACAGTAACACACTGGAAATTAGCAAACAAATTGTTACATTTGCTAGACCCCAAATTACTTTTGATCCCATAGAACTACCTGTGTATAACAGCAAGGCTTACATTGCTGGTCGTCCAACTTGGAACCCAGTGAGCGTAACACTAAGAGATGATGCTGCTGGTGGTGTAGCCAAGGCGATTGCCGAGCAACTACAAAAGCAATATGATTTCTATGAGCAAGCTAGTGCCGCTAGCGGTGTAGACTACAAGTTCCGTACAGTGCTTGAAGTACTAGACGGTGGCAATGGTGTAGTAGAACCAGAAGTTCTAGAAAGCTGGGAACTATTCGGTTGCTTCCTAACAGACGTAAACTACAATGATATGGATTACGGTAGTAATGATCCAGTGACAATTACATTAAGTATTCGTTACGATAACGCTCTACAAGATGTAACACCTAGAGCGCCAGTTAAGACCAGAACAACAAGAGGTTCTGTAACCGGTGGTGCAGTGTAAAAACAATAACAGTAGCAGTAAACAAACAACCCGCGGAAGCGGGTTTTTTGTTGGCTAAATATCATTATGGGACTAGACATTGGAAGTATAACGAAAGCAGCAAGTAATCCTGCATCTTTGTTCAAGAGTGGTAATAAACCACTCAAGGGTAAAACACACCCCTACGATCACGCGACAAAGTTATATATTGCAGATGGACTAAAACTTGCTCCTAAAAACAGATATCTCTACTATGTAAGCATTAACATAGGAGTAGGAGCTCAAACAGCATCTGGTATTTTAGATAGTGTACTTGGCGGTGGTGGAGGAGTATCTAGTCTAAGTTTAATACAACAGTACGAAGCAGGAATGCTGGTAAAAAGTGTGGACCTACCTAAGTTTTCAATGGACGTGAAAACAATTAATTCTTATAATAAAAAGAATATTGTACAAACTGCCATTAAGTATGAACCAATTAGTATAACATTTCACGATGACAGTGCAGATATAGTTACTAGACTCTGGAATGATTATTATACATATTACTACCGCGATAGCGACTACAGTAGAGAAAGCTACCAACAACATCATATCAATACTGGCATCTATGCAGGTAGAACTGACGATCGCTGGGGTTACACGATACGCAATGCAGGCTTAGAGCCTTTTTTACGTAATATTCAAATATTCAGTTTGCATAATAAAAGGTTCACTGAATACACTCTTATTAATCCCTACATCACAAGCTGGCGCCACGGCACACATAGCGCCGAGGCTGGCAATGACATAATGGAAAATCAAATGACCATTATGTATGAAACTGTAAAATATAAAACAGGTTCAGTTAATGCTATAGATGTGAACGGCTTTGGAACATTACACTATGACAACACTGCTAGTCCTATCTCCGGTGGTGGTATGTTCGGACAGATAGTGGGTGGTATAGCGGAAAGTGTGCTTGGCGGTGGTGGCGATCTAGCAAGACCGGATGGAAGTGAAAATAAAGGTAGTATATTTTCTCAAATTGCTGGTGCTGCTGGTGCCATTAATGCACTTGGTGGAGTAAATCTGGCTCAAGTAGGCGCAGGGGTACTGGGAAAAATAGGTGGAGATGCACTCAAAGGTGCAACAAACGGAATAAGTATACCTAGTTTAAGTGATGTGTTAAAAGGCGCCGGAGAAAAAATAAGTCAGTCTCCCACATTAAGTAAATTGTCTAATAAAATTAGCGGAGCTTTGCAGGGAGGATTAAACGGAGCCAATGTGCCTACTAATGGCGTTCCAACAGGTGGACTTGGTCTCACTGGTGGGCTTGGTTTAAACGCAGTTCCTGGAGTAAGTAACGCAGCCTTTACTGGCGGCCTAAATGATAAATTACAAAACTCTTTAAACAATGGTAATCTTGCAAGCATAAAAAACAATTTCAGCGGCAGTATACCAGGTGTCCAAAATATGAGTCAATTGGGTTTTAACAATCTAGTGCAACCAACGTCTAATAATTTAATTGCTAGGGGTACAAATAGTACAGGCGGTGGATTTATTAACGGTGGATATGGTAGTGTGGGCACAGCAAGCCCCTCAGTATTTGCAGGCGGTAGTGGAGTTACCCCTAACCCATCATCTTCACAATTAGCTGGTGTAGCTGGTATTGTAAACAGCGGATCAGTAAGTGCTTTTAGTGCAGCAGGTGGAGCACCTCCCTCGTTAGCATCACCAAATATCCCCACTGATGAATTCTTTATATAATGCAAAATCCTAATATTGTAGACACTCCGGAATCTAGCACTGGTAGATATTTTAACAATGTCTATAAAAATAGAAGTGCTATTAGCCCTGCTATTAGTAGCAGTATAATTAGTTGGTTTCAGGAGCAAACAGGTAGTAGAGAAACTGCTACTCTACTAGCCAGAACTTTAATTAACACAGCAGAATCAATAGGAGAAGATCCTAGAAAAATATTACAAGAGTTTACTAAACTCCCCTCAGGTGAACTTAACTCTTATCTAGCTTTGTTTCTTAATTCAGGCAGGGTTCCCACTAGCCTACTAGGGATCAAAAATCAACCTACACCTACAGATCTAGTGTCTCGAACTTTGATATTTTAATGTCTAAATTTGCTCAGGGAAAATTTGAAATTCAGAATCCCGCAAAGTATGTGGGAAAGAAAACTCCCACCTACAGAAGTAGTTGGGAGTATGCATTTATGAGATTTTGCGATAACAACCCTGCTGTATTACAATGGGCTAGTGAAGCTATACATATTAACTACAGAAATCCCTTTACAAATAAAAATACAATTTATGTGCCTGACTTTTTAATAATTTATCAGGACAAAAATGGTAAACGTCACGGTGAAGTTATAGAAGTTAAGCCTAGTAAGGAAACTAGTCTTACAGAAGCTAAATCTATGAGGGATAAAGCTGCTGTAGCTCTTAATTTACATAAATGGCAAGCAGCTAAAAAATTTTGTGACGCACAGGGGTTAAAATTTAGAGTGGTCACTGAACACGATATATTTGTAAATACCAAAAAATAAAAAACTCCGGATCTACCAATAAATATTCCTATGACTAAAAAGTTATCGGAATTATTCAATTTACCCAATCAAGAGGCTATTCCCGAGACAACTGTGGATGCCCAGGCCGCCCTAGAGCTCACTGAACAACAGCGAGAAACAATCAGTCTAGTAGACGAGGCTATAGACAAAATAGATGCTGCTCTTCCTGGGGTTCGTGGCCTAGACACAAGTGACAGTGAGCTTGACGACCTAGCTGAACTAGCAAAAAAGTCAGCTCAGGATCTTATGGATCTGGGATTGGCAATGGAAGCTAGATTTAGTGGCGCAGTACTTCAGACTGCTGGCACAATGTTAGGACACGCCATAGCAGCCAAACAAGCTAAAATTGACAAAAAACTTCGCACTGTGGATTTACAGTTAAAGAAAATGAGGCTAGACCATCAAATAGCCAAAGATTCCAAGGGAGAAATTACTGACGATCCTATAGAAACACAGGGACAATTAGTGGACAGGAACACTCTACTAGCAGAGATTCTCAAGAGTTCCAAGTAACTAATTGGCAAAAAAACGCTAAATAACATAATAACGGATATTGTTTATGAAGACCTTTAAATCTTACCTTACGGAATCTATCGGCACTTACGATTTCAAAGTAAAAATCGCTTGTGATGTTACCGATAAAGATATTACTAAAATTAAGTCTGCTCTAGAAGAATTTAAAGTGAATAACTTTAAAAAATCTCGCAGCCTACCTATACAAGAAACTCCAGAATTTCCACAGCTAGGACCAGTAGAGGTTAGAATTTATGATCTAAGCCTTGAATACCCAGCTAATAATGATCAGGTGTTTTCCACTATTATGAATACTGGATGCTGTCAGCCTGGGGCACTTAAAGTGATCCCCCTAAACAGTCCCTACAACGCTATACTAGATGGACTAGAAGTAAGTAATGTGGGCGGTAAAGAGGGTGAAGCAGTACTAGATCAACAAGAGATGAAAACGGAAAAACCCAAGGCAATATCTGGACAAGAATATTTAGACAATATGCCTAGTCTAATTAAAGAATTACAGGCAGCTAGGAAATATGAATATCCTGATGCCGCCGGCGGCAAAACTGCCATTGCCAAGACATCGGGACTTACTCCTGAACAAAACAAGAGCCCTGTGGGCTCACAACAAAACAAAATCCCTAGCCCAAGAAAAGGAAAATAATTATGAGCAATATGTCAGATATATTAAAAAAATTAAATGCGATTGAACAGACCGCTGAGAGCGCAGTTAAACCAAACTTAAAAGAAGGTATTGAAGCTGTTGCCGAAGTAACTCCTCCTGGAAGAGAGAAACAAGTTAAAGCTCTTAAAAAAGTTCCTGGAATTGACAATCCTTACGCAGTATCTTGGGCTTCCTATAACAAGAGCCATAAAAAAGAAGAAAGCATTGAGGAAAGCAATCTAGAAGAAGGCTTTGCAGATTTAGACAAGTATATGCAAGACAAAGAAAAAGCCAAGGGTACAGGTAAATTTGATAAAACTGTTACCGCCACCGGCACAAAGTATACTAAAAAGCTAGATCCAGAAAATAACGATGCTGAGGACGATGATGAAGGCGAGAAAAAAGATAAAAAAGATAAAGAACCGAATAAAGGCGGCCGCAAGGTTGGCAGCAAGAGCGGTGCAAGGCACAGCTACAAAAAAATAGACGAGTATATTGCTGAAGCCTACGGTGATTTCTTTGAAGGTGATCTTGAAGAAGAAGAATTAGAAGAAGACGATATGGAAGAAGGTAATAGGTTTACTCATAATCTTATGAAGGCTCGAGAGGCCGGTAAAAAAGAAGCTGATCTAGACGGCGATGGTGATATGGAGCCAGTAAAAGAAAATGAATCAGTGGAAGAGGAAGCTGTAGAGGAGGCCAAGTCCTGTAACCAGACTATGGAAGGCGAGGAGTGTCCAGTACACGGCGAAAGCAAATGTCCAATGGCAGAAGCTCAAGATAACAGTCTGGAAGAAGTCAAGGCACTAGCTGGTCTTAAAGAGTGCGGTGATATGTCTCCTATGGGCAGCATAGACGCTGATCAAGGTAAAATGAATATAAGTACCAACGCTAGTAGCGATGGAACAAAGACAGTTACAATTACTGCTGATGGCGACACTGCTGTAGCTCTAATGCAGATGCTTAAACTAGCTGGTATGAAAGGTGCTATGGCAGCTCCAGAGCAGTCCACGGACGGCGATACCTACGATGTGGCTGTAGCAGAAAAAGAAATGGAAGAAGACCATATTCCTGGGCATCTAGTTGGTAATGGTACAGAACCTCAGGAAATGCCAGTGCAGGCATTGACCAAGGGTGGTACTGGTGAAGTCGCTGGTAAAGAAAAAACTATGCATCCACACGGTTATAAATTTAGTGACAACCCCCTAGCAATGGAAAACAAACTAGGTGGCCGTTTTATGCAGGAATACGAGAGTATTAAACTAGCCCGAGGAAAATAATGAAACTGGACGAGGTTATTATTGATCTAGAGCCTAGCCAAGGTGATAGAATTTTTTTGGAACTGGGTGACACACTGCTAGAAACTAACATACTGGAAGTTGATAACGATAATATTATCTTAGAAGCTGATGAAAAAATGTTAGTTTTACTTAATCTAGCTGGCGCATTTAATAATCTCACAGAAGCAGAATATCGTGGTCGTAAAGTCCCCCTTGGTAAAAGAATGCAGGGTGACGTGAAAAAATTTAAAGTCTATGTTAAAGGTCCCAAGGGCAACGTAGTAAAAGTAAACTTTGGTGATCCAAATATGCGGATTAAAAAATCCAACCCTGCACGTCGTAAAAGCTTTCGTGCAAGACATCGTTGTGATAACCCTGGACCACGCTGGAAAGCAAGGTACTGGAGTTGCAGAGCTTGGTAATCAAGGTATACAATGAAAATTAACGAAATTATCACTGAAGCAACAAATAAAGGACTGCCTAAAGTTTCTCAGGCAGGTGCGGTTCACGCCAAGCGTTTTGATGAGCTTGATACCTACTATCATATGTACAGATTTGGCATTGCCCTAGCCAATCACAATGCAGATAATCCACCAGTGGGTCCTGCTCGTGATAAATTTACAGTCTGGGCCTATACTGATGGTGACGAGCAAATTATCAAGGCAGCAGAAAAAAATATGGGCACCAAGGGAACTGAAATATCAAAATCTCCCTCTACAGAAACTGAAAATATATACACCAAAAGCCCAGTTGCCAAAGTTAACCGCAACAAATACGGCGTATGAAAATTAGAGAAATTGTTCGTGAGTCTAGAAGTCTTGTAAAAACTGGTATAAAACCTATTACCAAGGATCACGAATATGCTATGCCCAATGCACATCGTGTTGCGGGCACTGCTGATAGAATTTACGACCTTAATAGATTAATGATGTTAGTAGCAGCAGCAGATGGGCGTACAATGCCAGTAGTTCCTGAGGAAAGTTGGGCTGGTAGAAATAATATGGCCTTTCCTTTTACTCCACAAGAAGCCCAAATGCTAAAACATTGTTATCAAGTTTTAGGTCAAGAATGGGATGATGTGTTATTTCCTAACACGCACGATCGCAGCGAAGAGTTCAAAAAAGATATCAATATCAACAGCCCTGTGGCTAAAATCAAGAAAAATAAGTACGGAGTATAAATGTTTTCAAAAACTATTCCTAGTGCAAGCTTTTGTAGTTTGCCGTTCACGCACCAGTACAGAAATACTAACGGAGAAATAGCTCTATGCTGTGATAACGCTTTTAATGTACTGGAAAAAACTCCACAGGAATCTATGCTGGATGTTTTTAATTCTCATCGTATGAACAGTCTTAGGAATATGATGTTGAATGGGGAAAGATCTAGTGACTGTGCTGTTTGTTATAAAATGGAAGATAAGGGTCTATATAGTCCACGACAACGAGCTAACGAATGGTGGTGCAATAGAGAACCATCTGCACTGGATGACCAAATTACAAAATTTAAAAATGATGAAACATTAACACCGGTTAGTCTTGATATAAGATTTAGTAGTAAATGCGCACTAAAATGTAGAACCTGTAATCCACATAATAGCAGCACAATAGCTGCTGAGGTAAACACATTTAGAGAAAATAAACTAAACATACCTGTAAGTATAGATCAAGAATATTTTCTAGAACATACCACACGCCCTGCTCCCTGGACTGCTCAGGAAGTCCCACTTAGTCCCAACCTAAAAGTACTTAATATAGTTGGTGGCGAACCTTTAATAGAAGAAGAAAATAATAATCTACTAGAACGAGTAGCAGAATTGAACGCAGACCCTGAAATAAGAATAAACACAAGCTTTGCGAGAAAAAATAATAAACTTAAAGAAATAATTAAAAATTTTAATCACGTATTGTTTATTGTAAGTCTAGACGGGATTGGTAGTTTAAATGATTATATAAGACACGGCAGCAATTTTCTGGAAGTCTTGGAAAATATAGAACTTAATAGAAAAAACCTCTGCGCTTTTAATACTACAGTCAGTATCTATAATGTTCTGTATCTAGCTGATATAATAGAGTACATTTCGGAGAATTATCCGAACACTTACCATCTTATAAATCTTACAAGTAATCATAGTCCTACTGAATTACACAATACACCACCAGAATTCCGTAATATTATTATAGAAAAGCTTGAGCAAATTAAAAGCAAAAAACTTAATACTATAATAGAACTTACAGAACTAGATAATGTAATTAATGTACTTAAACAAGACAACTTTAATACAGATAGTTTTCAGAAATTTATAGATTTTACTAGATTTATTGACAA